GAGGTGAAAAAGGTCCTCCAGTAACAGCCCTTGCTGCATTATAAGCTTGCCCTGCAGGAGTAGAAGGTCCTCCAAACTTATTAGCTTGCTTTGCTCCGGCGTAATTTGTTTCCGCCATTCCATAAATATTCCCTGGTCCACGCAATAGACCTGTGAATAAACCACCAATTTTTCCTACCGGATTAAAACCAGGCATAATAATGCTCCTTAACGATGATTTAGGTGTAACCAAATACGGCTACCAACAGCAGTATCAGCGGGACCAGGAAGTGCTTGAATAAATTCAGCACCTGAGCGCTCATATCGATAACGAGCTTGGAAAGGATCTTTATAGTTTGGCACATAAAGAATCATGGCCAAACGATTGGTTTCGTATAAGTATACTTCGTCCCATACCTTGAGAGCTTCTTTAGCATTACTTGATCGAATCGTACGATCAACGTCACCAAGAATACTTTCAATTCTGGTAGAAGGTGATGATGCTACCTCAGTTTTTTTCTCAGCTGTATCACAGCGACCAATCTGAATTATGATCTTATCGTAAAAGAAAGAATCAGGAACAGTATTAAGTGACTCCTCCAAGCGGGCATAGTCACCTGCTGGAACAGAAACTGTAAAATACCCTAGATGATACCTTACTCTGCTTTTGTCAAAATCAGATAATTGCACTGACGATTACCACCGTTTCTTCATTATAGGCGCAACAAATTTATATCTAAACCCCATAGGAACTTGGTTGCATTATGTAGCTCATCAAAAAGTCACTTGCAGGATCTTGTTGCTGTTGTCTCAACGCATTACCAATCAAGCTACTGTATAAACTTTGCGAGCTATCTTTACTTTCTTTTGCTTGGCCAAATAAACGACTCATCAAACCTAGTGCTGCCCCAGCGCCTGCTAATTGGTCTTGTTGACGCTGCTGAGCTGCAAGTACCGTAGGAGCTAAAGTACCTCCGCTAGGCAAAACTTTACCTGCTTTTCCTAACGCATCTAGATGTCCAAAACCTACTTCATATTTATTATCTGCAGTTTTAAATGTCATTAAGTTACCAAAGCCACCGGCATTGGCTACGGGTGTGGCGGTACCATACCCTTGCATATAAATAGGGGTACCTTTTACACCAGCAAAGTCCAAGCCCTGGTGATCAGTACTAGCACCAGCCGTTGGTGCGTTCCTGCGTCCAAAGCCTGATGTAACGGTAAGACCGGTTGCTGGGTTCCAGCCTAACCCTCCCCCTGGAAGTTGACTTACCAGTGGTACTCTTCCTTCGCCAATTTGCACACCAGTGAGTGCACTCTTGATTGTTTCAGGATTAATATATTGACCTGTTGCTAAGTCTTTTACGTATTGGTGAATATGTGGACCAGTGGCAGTACCAGTGGCGCCAATGTTACCTACAAAAAACCTACCGCCTGCGCCTGCCATATTAATATTTTATTACTATTCTAAAATAAAAAACCCCGCCGAAGCAGGGTTTATATCACACACGTACCAGATTGGCAGCAAAGACAGAATCCCAATCAACCCGGCGTACTTGCTTTAACTGTTCTAAGTTACTAAATCTTTCACCGGAAAGACTCATCTGTATATCCTTGATCTCTCGTGCAGTCTTAAGGCCAATTCCCTTAATATGATCAGCAATCATTTGTGGTGTTGCTGAATTTATATTAAGGCGAGTTTCGGGTGGAAAACTACGGGGTTCTTCAGCTGCTGCTTTATCTTTTACTTGTAGAGTCTTAACCGTTTTAGTGGCAGACTCATCGGGCTTGATCTCGTTTTTGTAAACGGTAAAAAGGCGACTGTCTTGATCTTCGACCAGGAACCAATCGCCGTTATCCCATTCACTAATAACCTTGACCCGAGCACCGGTTTTTGTGTGTTGGTAAAGCATAGACACCAGAAGTTCTGGTATTAGTTTAACCTAATCAGCTTACGGTGCGGTTGGGCAGGTAAGCTTCGATATCCTGGTAATCGGGATCGTTATCGGGAACGATGTAGCAAGCTTCAACCAGGATATAACCGGTGAGACCTGCAGCTAAATCAGCATCAGAGATGTACACACCACCAGAAGCGGAAGTGCCATCAGAGGTGCCCTTGGCATATACCTTGAAGGTAGTGCCAGTGGTGAGTTGCTTGTAAACAAGACCGCTGTTTACCAGGCCAGAAGCAGCATTGATCTGTGCTAGGGCAGAGGTAAATACAGGGGTGGAACCAAAGGCTTGGCTGGCACCTGAGAAGAAGATCTTAGCGGATGCATCACCAGAAACCGTTGAGGTCAGGTAAGCAGCAGCAACAGGTTCGCCAGAAGCAGCAACGGGGCTACCAGAGTTGTCACGACCAAAGGCAATGACGTTACCAGTGGAAGCATACACACCAGAAGACACACGACCATCGCCCCAACCGGAGGCAATAGAAATGGCAGTACGGTAGATGTACGCAGATTGGGTGGTGTCACCACTGATCACCATACCAGTGATGTCAGGACGGGTGTCGTCTTGACGGTAGGGTGAAGGAATGATCACGCTCATGGATTGACCATAAGTGGTGGCGCTGCCTGAGGCCCAGGTTACGGGCACATAACCACGTTGTTGAAAATAGCGCCAGCCGGGAATAGCAAGAACGGATGTGGGGCCATCCTTGGAAGCATTAACGGTGGTGCCGCCGGTGGTATCAATGTTTTTGTACCAGCCGTTGAGGGCTTCTACCCAGTTGCCGGGGTAGATCTTTTTAGTAGACAGGTAGGTCATTTATCTCTCCGTGTTGGTTTACTTATTAATATCAAAGAATGCCGTCATCGCTGACGAAGCTGTAGGCGTTGGTAACAAAGTCCTTGTTCAGGATTTCAAAACCAGCGTACAGTTGCCAGATCAAGATGATAAAGCGGCTGAAGTCATCATTGTTATTGATGAGCACTTGAGCGTTGGGACCACCAACACCCACGCCAATTGCTTGGGGACCAAAGAAGAAACCTTGCGCAACTTCTTGGTTGGTGTAAGAGGGGCTATCAGTAAAGCTAGCAGAAACAGTCTTGGTGGGGAAGTTAGTTGATTCGTAGAACTTCACACCTTCAAACTGAACGCCAGTAGGCATTACAGGTTCACCAGCGAGGAAGTAACCTTGACCAGCTTGAGGACCTTGGTAGAAGCTGGTGTTGTTAGGCATCATGGGGTTGCCCATGTACATGCCTTGACCAGGGTTACCAGAGTAACGTGCAATTTCACGGAAGTCGGCGTCACGACGCAGGTGCATCATGAATGTAGGATCGCAAATGCAACGATACAAACCATCAGAGAAGGTAGGAACGTTACGCTTGCGCAGATCCTTAACAACGTTCAACAAATCAGTTGAAACGTGGAATTGCTGAACTTGTGCTGCGTATTCAGCAGTGGTGTAAGCAATTTGACCAGAAGCATTCTTGTTCTTACCACCAGGGAAGTAGTAACCACCTTGGGTGGTAGAAGCTTCACCATTGGCTTCTGCCTTGGCAAGTTCGTCAATGAACACACGGTCGCGCCACCGGCGATAGTCGTCCAAGAGGGTCAGTGAACCAATGGACTGGTGGAACATATTCAGATTACCTGTATCCAGAAGGAGACGTTGGGCGGTAATCAGGGTTTCCCGTGCAATCTTGAAGGTCGAAGGTTGGGTGGGATCAGACGGGTCAGCGGGACCAGTGTATTCCTTAAGCACCACAAGGACTTTTTCCTTGGTGATGTTACGGCTGTTGGCGGTACCGATGGTTTGATCGGAGATCCGTTCGCGGCTGTCCTTGGTACCAGGAGTACCCCAGAACTTATAGCGATCTAGTTGAACGGTTTGGCCAGGTTGGCGGGTGAAGTCATGGACCACCACGGGCTCAACGGCCATTTCGCAAATGTATGCGGGGTGGGGCCGATACAGTTCGGCACCAAGAATCTTCGGAAAATCGTTCTCCTGGTCCTTAATCTCTTAAGGGGGTGGACTATCTCTTCATCCACGTGGGATGCCGGACGCTAAATCTGGTATTACGTAACAAGAGCGTGTTACCCCCAGTAGTCTCTGCACCTTCCAATCACGAACTTGATTGGCTTGGCTCAGGATTGCCCTCGGCTTTACGTTAGGGTTTCCCTGAATTCATCCGGTTTTCACTCATCGATTGCTCGGTGAGGTGACAACGCTGAGCGTTCAGTTGAGGCATGTTATAGTTTGGGAAATTGTTTATCAACAACATGGAACCCAAA